TGGAACAGCTCTACTTGCAAATGTACTCGTAAATGTATTATTACCACCAGTACCACCACCAGTACCACTGACAACTCTAAGTGCCTTATTATTTTGAGATGTTAATTTTGTCCAACCTGTAGGTGCAACTGACTGATAGAACAACATGGTTGTTCCTGCAGGAATCACATTAGTTTTTACTTCATCATAAACATCTGTGACAAGATTTGCTGTTGCTGCTGTGGTAGTTGATGTACTGTTAGGTGGGAAAGTATTATAAAGTTGTACTACACCCTGAGCGGTTGTTGATGCATCAGGAATTCTATCTGCATTGATAGTACCTTGTGAAATATTTGAACCATTGAGGTTTGTAATATTATCACCAGCACCAGCAATATTTGCTGCAGTCAGAGTATTAGTAGATGGATTGTACTTAAATTGACCTGATTCGGAGTCAATATAAGGTCTTTGATAACCAGCACCTTGATTGTCACTAAACAACACCTGATAATCTGTGTTATCAGATTTTTCATCTACATTGATGTTGTCTGCATTCGTTGCAGTACCAGCTAAACCAGCAGTAACAGTGGTTGCAATAATGTTTGTTGAAGATAATGTGTTAGTAGATGGATTGTAAATTAATCTACTACTTTGATTATCAATATACATTCTTGTATATTCTGTGTCACCAGCATCACTGAATATAACTTGATAGTTAGTGTTATCACCTTTACTATCGACATTAATATCATCCGCACCAGTTGCAACACCTGACACATTACCAATCAGTCTATTAACTGTCAGTCGATTAGTTGATGGATTATAGGACATTTGTCCATTTTCACTATCAACATATAAATTTTGATAGTTTGAACCAATACCTAAGGCTTCAGTAAATGGAACTTGATAAGTTACATTGTCACTCTTCTCTTGAAGACTGACTCTATCAGCACCAGTCGAAACACCAATCAGAGCAGTCTGGTCTTGTCTGACTGTGAGAATACCTGAACTGACACTGAAATCTGGTCCTTTCAGGTTATTGATAGTACCAATACCTGAAACATAAATCTGTTCAAAGTCTGCTTGAGTGTCACTATCTAAGAACTGAGATACTGTCAGAACACCAACAGTATATGTTTTATTATCATTATCAACATAAATTGTACCACCCATACCAGCAACATTTGATGCTTGATAGTACAGGATGTTAGGTGAATTGAATGGAACCTTGAAGGTAACAACACCAACCTGAGCACCATTGTTGGTGACACCATCCGAATACTGGTTATTCAGGTCAGCAGTTGGTTGTGTCTTTAGATAGAATGGGAAACCACCCGAGTCAAGATGAAACTCATATTTCTGACCTCTTGCAACATAAATTTCTGGATTATCAGTGTTCTGAGTGAAACCAATACCAGGAGGGTCACCTGCTACTAAGAATCTAAAGGTATCACTAGTGACCTCTTCAATATTAAACTTGGTATATACTTCTGCATTATTTGCATCAAGTACATTATCTACAGTGACATTAGTGAAACCAACCGTTCCACCTGCTGAAATCTGACCAGAAAGTGCAGTGCCTTTGATATTACCAGTTACTTCAAGGTCGCCATAGATATATGCTGCTGTTATACCAGTGGATACAGGACCATAAAGGTCTAAAGTATAGACTGGTGAGGTTGAACCGATACCAATCTTAGCATCGAGTTTGTCAATCGATACAAAAGTACCACCTACACCAACATCAATACCGTCATTCGCAGTAATGATACCAGTGAAGGCACCTCTTTGAGCTGTAATTGTGGTACCTACTGCAAGGTCTGAACTTACCTCAGCGTTACCAATTACAACTAATTTCCTATTGGGGGTAGTAGTGCCTAGGCCAACTTTATCACTGTCAGAATCAGCAAAAATTAAATTTTCGTTGACCTGTAAACCATTTTTAACGACAAAATCCTTATCTATCGCCATTTGGGTTCACTCTCCCCCACTATTTTTTTATTATTTATCAACTACTGATAGTACCAAATGTCTTCCACTCATTGTTTGTTGTGTAGACCCAACCAACTGTTCCACCACTTGCTGGGTTTGCATTGTAAACAATGTCACCAGGATTACCAGCCTCTGATGGAGTGGCAATACCGACAGTGATTTTTCTAGACACCTGTGCATTACCTTGAATGAAGATGTTATTGGCTTCAATACCCTCAGAAGAAGTACTGACTACCTTTCTAGTGAATTGAACAGGACCATTGAATTCTGAAAGAATGTTAGACTTGTCACCACCATCAACAACAACGTTTCTTTGAATCTTAACCACAGAACTATCAACAAAGTTGAAATCAGAACCATCGTTTGTAGAACCAGTAGTGTATGGGTCTTCACCAGATATTGTTTGAACTGGAGTGTCATAAACCTGTTCTCTACCAGTATTAGAAGCAATTCTCTTGTTACCAATAAAGAAGTCACCTCTGTCGTTCATACCAGTGTAGTTGACAACACCACCACCAGTTGTTTGTGCCTGAGCAGTAATTTGTTGTTCAAGTGTAAGTTGTTTTGTTTGTTTATCTGGGAATGCAGTTGAGTAGTTACCTGGACCATAACCAAGATATTCAAAAGTATGTCCAGATGCTCTAATCAGTGAGTTTCTTCTAAATTCGATAGGATAGAATTTGATTCTCGTTACAACTGAACCAGACACATGAGTATCTGCAATAGAACCATAAACACCTCTGAATACTTTTAACTGAGTTACACCAGAAGTTCTGCTTACAGTGGTCTTGATTCTCATGATTTCATCATTGACCTGAATATAATCACCAATCAAGAAACCAAAATCTGTCATATTTGACACATTAATTGTATCAGTGGTTTTACTTGTGATAGCAGCAGACAGTGTAGTTGTGATGCCAGAGTAAATAGGTTCTTCTCTACCATGAAGTCTACCGTTACCAACTATCTGATCACCAAAGTTATTAATAACACCACCACTGTGAAGTCTAATAGTTCCACCCGTTGCAGGAGTGATAGTGTTGACACCAACTTGGAGAACAACAGTTGTCAAACCAATCTTATCAACACAAACAAATGAACCATTGTAGAATGTTTGTGCAGCACCACTGACAACTACACTGTTATTAACTCTAAAGTTGTTTGCGTAGTTGGTGGTTACTGTTGCAAGTCCAACATCATTATTATAAACAAAATTACTTGTATCAAATGAGGGCCCGACGAATGAGAATGCAGCTGATGCGCACACATTGTTTCCAAGACCAAGTGTTGTGATACCTGGTGATACAGATGCCAATGGTTCTACTTCAATCTCCTTAAGTCCAGGAATTGAGGTCACTCTATAAAGTGAATTGTATGCTCTTCCGTCGTAATCATTGATACCAACAATTCTAATGGTGTCGTTTCTGTTGTCGTAAATCTTATTGACAGAACCTGTTGCTGCACTGAATCCAGTGGTTGTCGCAATACCAACAACTCTGAAGGTATCACCCTCGACAAATGCAGTACCACCATCCATGATAGCAATATCAATAATTTCACCTGTCGATGTGCCATCTACAGTAACCAATGCTGTTGCATTTCTACCAATTGAACCAGAACCAAGGTTTTCAAGTGTTGCATTATAATAGTATTGAATGGTTGATGAACCATCACCATATCCAGCACCTGGATTATCAATAACGGGTCTGGTGATTCTATTACAACCATGGTCTATATCAGTGAAAATTGTATATGCAGTACCAACGTTGTTCGATACAATATCCGTAATACCAACACCAACTCCAGTATCAGTAAAGAGTTCTTCTAAAGTCTCTCCAGTGATACTATTTTTAGGTTCATTAATGACTGTCTCACCAATATTATTTGGAATAGCATAACATGCTGCAGATGTTGCAGTTGACTTTGGATTGTCTCTATCTAATTGTGGATAAAGATTTCCAACAGGTTGTGAGAATGCATATTCTTCAACATTGAATGGTGCAACAGATGGTTTTACATCAGCATTAAGAATACTCAGGTAATAGATACCATCTTGCTCTCCATTCTTATAGTCATTAATAGTTTCTACATTATAAACGTAGAAGTCCTTAGAGAATTTCTTTCTTGTGACTGTTGGAAGTGCAGTGGTTCTCTGTGAAGTATTATTGGTAAAGGTACCAGGATTTGATTGAATTTGATTTACCGAGAATGTTTTTGCACTACTGATGCCAGTGACTTCATATGTACCATTGAAACCAGAATTACCAACACCCACAGTAGGGAAGAGTGTGCTGGTAACATTATTAATCTCAACGGTTGAACCAATAGAAAGACCATGTGGTTTTTCAGTGGTATAGAATGCAAGTCCTGACTTATAATCAACATTAGCAATAAAACTAAAGTTTCTCATTTGAGCATCATTGCTCATAGTGACAGAACCAGGGTTGAAATCAAGTGCAACCTCTGTATTTGATGTACTTGTAACATCACTAGACTCTTGAATCACATAACCATCAAGAGGTGGTCTTGCTGAATCAGAACCTGTAGATGATGGAATGACGAATCTTACTCTATGAATTCTATCTGTAGATTGTCTAGTATCTTTCAGTCTTGTTATGTAAGACCTTGGTGTTGCATCACCCAATCCACCACCAATAACTTTGGCATACAAATTATTTTCGGTAGAAGCTGATGAGACATTAACGTACCATTGACTCTCTGTCGTATCATATTGAACTGGGTGACCTACATCACCTGCAACTTTATCACCAACTCTACTCTCTACAATCAGTGTGTCGCCAAGATTATTGATAGAAATTTTATTTCCTGACAGTGAGTCGTTAAATGATTGTGCAAGTTGTAATTGATTACTACCCAGACCATCAACAATAGAGAAGTATATTTTATTACTCTCTAAACCATCAGGAAGTCTCCCGTCATTTGAAATGACTCTGATTGATTCACCTTGAATGAACTGGTGGTCTTCGGTAAAAGTAAATGTAGAGTTAGTAATACTATTACCAGTTGATACATTTCTACCAACTCGTGCAATTTTTGACCCTGTTGCTTTCTTAGTGGCATATGCAGTGTTGTCCATGACAACTCTTGCTCTGAATACCTCAGGTGTTCCACTTACAGGAATGACAACATTAATATCTTCTGTTTTCTTTGAACCAAATCTATAACCCTGAATGGTTGTGTTTGGTGCCTCATCAGGATTAGTGAAGTTATAAAGATAAAGTCTTGAAGTATCTCCAACAGATGTTGTCTTTGAAACATCGATGGATGAGAACTCTACTGTAACAATTTCTGGTTTAAGTGCCTTTGGTGGAATAATTTGAGTAATATAACCAACATCATCCTGTGTGAATACATTATTCTTATATCCTCTTGAAGTCAGGGAAATCTGACCAAAGTTGGAGTTGGAGTTTGTGACAGAAAAATCCCCACCAGACTCAGTTAAAAATTGATTTGAAAATCCAATCGCAAAAATGGATACCAATTGCATGAAACCATTATTGGATACCTTAATATGGTAGTTTGAATATTCTGGTTTATATACAGCATCAATGTCAGTGTGTAGATTGGGAATAGTGGTTGAATCATCAAAAGAACCACTATTTTGATTATATTTGACAAATGCGTTGTCATCAACTTGAAGACCTACACCAGTATATTGTGCGGCAACCATGGATTTGAAACCCGTTGCCTTACTACCATCGGCATGCATACCACACATACCATAGATAGATCTCAATGACACATTGAAGATATATGGAGATGCAGAAGTAACAGTATCAGTAGAAAGAACTACACTTGTACCAGTTGGGTTTGGAAGTGGATCACCTGGAGAAACAGGAACTTCATACTTAAATCCTGTGACACCAATTTGATTAGTAGAGGTAATTTCTGTGACAAGGAAAGTGCCGTTATATCTCTTATCTGTTACGTCATTAATGATAACGTTAGTATCGACATTAAGACCAATGATTGCATTTGACAATTGAACATCAATTACAGAAGTTGGTGTGACACCATCACCCGCCTTGATACTGTTGATGCCTACCTCACCAGAAACAGGTCCAACAATTCTATACTCATCAATTCTTGGTTCAATATCTACATTCGCACTTGGATAATCAGGTTCAATCTCTCTTCCACTTGCTGGACCATATGCAATACCAATCTTCTCATAATACATATCCAAGTCAGTACGGTCTGTTGAATATGTAATAAAGTCGTCATTGATATTAACTTTATTATTACCGTCTGCATATTCAAAACCAGTCAGTTTGTGGTGTGAAAATGTTGGTTTGAATTTGTTTGTCGTATAATCTTTATATGCTGGTTTTTGTGGGTCGGCATCCTTAAGAGTGCAACTGTTTAGATAACAACCACCAGTTACTCTTAAGATTGCTGAAGGTTCAATTGCATTATTTTCTGGATTTGGAACATAAATTGGTCGAATCACACATTTTCTAAGATCCTGTCCAACAACAGATACACCACGGGGCATAATAACACCACCATGAATACTATTCAATTTGTAGAGAATGTTGTTAGTATCAAAGATATCGAAATTTGATGTATTACTAAAAGCACCAAAATCGGAAGAAGTTACACCATTCCTCAGTAGATACGTATTTCCACCTGTCGGAATCCAACCAGGTCTATTATCAATGTGGTGGACACCTGGTGACAAATAAATTGTAGTCTTTTCAAACCTATCATTATCTTTACCTTTCTGATAGGAGAATCTTGATGCCTCTACAAGGGCTCTTTGAATGGTTTTGAAAGGACGTGCAAGAGAATTACCTTGGTTTTCTACCCCATCAGTCGCATCCAAATTATTTGGATCAACATACAGAATATTTCCCTTAACGTTCTTCAGAAAGTTGTCTAAACGTGACAGAGGCATCTTTCTCGCGCACAATATCTATTATGAGTTATTTATTACATAAAAAAAGAGGACCGAAGTCCTCTCTTGATTACCACAAAGTGGCACTTCCTTCACACATCATTATTTAGTAGAATCATATACAATTCAAGTCAGTGGGCATGGCGGGACTTGAACCCGCAAGGACTTTACAGTCCGACTGATTTTAAGTCAGTTCCGTAGACCAATTCCGGCACACGCCCAAAAAATCAGGACTCTTCTTGATAAGTAGGTGGATTCAATCTACAATACTCATTAAATGTGATTTTCATCTCTTTGTTGGTGAGTCCACAGTTTCTTGCCGCCTTTGGTAGGTTCCACTTTGCAGAGAATAGCATTTCCATAGACTGACGAGTTTCTGGTCTCATAATTATAACACTCTAGAATTTCTTTGTAAAAGTCTTTAGAATAATGATTCATAAAAAAGTAATGGGCCCCAAAATTTACTGGAATTTTTTTCTCGGCCTTATGTAAATCAAAGGCCGATTTTGACTGGGGCTTCAGCATAAGCAACGATGTCTTCATCAACCACCTTTTCAATCAGGTCAAGAACACGGATGAACTGGTCACTGTCATCACAGTCAACGGTTCGTTTGTTACCAACACTAGAGTAGAGATAGAACTTGCTGAGGTGTGTGTCAACCACGACCCGAGTTAGAAATTCATCATCTTCGTTCTTAAGAAAGGTGAAGTCAGACATAGTTGCTCGTTGATTACCTTAATATTATAAGGCAGACTGTGGGCAGAGTCAAGGGCAGAGTGCCAGTTTATCGATTGTGCGAATACTCCTCATTATTACCAGGATAATCATCAATACTTGTACCTTTATACTCTGGAATCAATTTTTCACCATCCTTTCTCTCTCCCTGAATCAAATAAAAACATTCGATGGGACCACCCGAAGCATTTCTAACTTCAATTCTTCTTCCCCACTCGATTGCCTTTACATACAGTTCTTGATGAGAACCAATGGGAGTGAGATGAACACTAATGGTAGATTCATCAACCAATCCCTTCCAGTATTCGGGGACAGTAATCGTGGTTCCTTTCAATTTACCTCTAATATAAACACCAGCCTCTGGTCCTTCAAGACATACGTGTCTCAGTCTATGACCTTCTTTAGTTGGGTGTGGGATATCAAAGTCCTTTTTAGATGCTAGGATATTACCTCCACTATCTCGAACACTAGATCCAGTAATTGTCCCAGTTATATGGATGAGACCAGTACCAATGATACTGGTATTGACTTGAAGAGAGTCAATTTGAGCCGTAGAATGATAATAAGGAGTACAAGGTTTAATCTCTAATTCAAGTTTTACATCCTCAGAATCATCATTATCTGGTTTTGCAATGTAAGAATAGATTTCTGATGGTTGACCAGTTATCTGCTGATCAGAACAATCTTGTTTACCAATACTTCTTGGTTGAAATCCTGAAAATGACATATTACTCCTTAATATCGTAATGGAATCCTGAAATAGAATATTGTTGATTATCTCCTGGATAATCTGCGGGTGTCTTTCCTTTGTATTCTGGAATTAGACTTTCACCATCTTTTCTTTCTGCGTAGATGTGATAAAAACAGTGTATTGGCATACCACCTTGTGACTGGAGATATACTTTATCTTTATCTATTCTTTTGACAATGATATCTTGATGGGCTCCTACTGGAGTTAAACTTACAGTAATTGAGTCTTGGTGTACAAAATCCTTCCAATAAGAAGGAAGGTCAATAGTATCTTTATTTCTCAGAGTACCTCTGACGTAAACATCATTAGTAGGAGCTTCTGGACAAGTATGCCTGAGTCTCCATCCTTTCTTGGATGGATGGGGGATATCAAAGTTTTTCTTTCTTGATAAGACGTGAAGACCACAACGAGAAACAACTTCTCCTTGAGCAATCACATGTAATCCTACATTAACACTCAGGTTTGTGTCAACATTTCCCATAAATGCTGCAGGTCCTACAACAGCAAGAGAATATGGATTACTGATTCCCATACAAAGAGAACCAGGAATGACTGGAGGAGGTGACTCTG